CCCAGGCGCAGTTACTACTATGAAAGGAGGTAGCAACTTGAAAGTGTTTGCACCTGAGCGGGTTATCGATCTTTGGAGACCGATAGCACCAGGCGAGTTGAATCACGCCTGGGGGGTACCCCTTGGGGGGGACTGGATTGACGTTGATGATTATTTTCATCAAATCACATCCGGGGGCGCCATTAACGACGTCATCCACGCTAAAGTAGTAGCCTCCACAGATGTTCCTTACACTTGTGGAGACCTCATCGCAGGAGGATTGTTATACCCTTCTTCCTGTAGATGGAGCAACAGCGTTTACTTCCACGATATCATCGCAGCGTTCAAAACGTCGGAAGTAGAGGAGTGGTACATGCCTAATTATAAAGGCAAGAAGAAGATTGAGCCTAGACGTAGGACCAGGACTCTTCGTACCACCCATGGCGCAGCGGTCGAGACGGCAATAAACACCGGTAATGGATTACCGACTTTATCAGTCGAAATCTGGTGTCATGTGCCTAAGCTTGACCAGGAGTCGCGGAAAAGGTACGGCTTGACGTCCCTAAAGTTCAGTATCTCTTATACTGGATCTGGGATGAATTGTCGTATTCGATCTTCGACTCACTCACTATTAGCTCCCATTTGCGAGCTAATGATATCGTACTTCGAGTCTCGATTTGGTGTCCATGGTGAGTTATACCATGGCAACATAGAGAGTCATCGACACGATGTCCACGTCGCGACTTTGTCCGCTATAAACGGAAACATCTACGATGTGTGTGATTACGTCAGCCGTTGCTACACCACCGGGCGCCGTAATGGCAGTCACCTGGTGGAATCCGTGACTACGGATCATGTCGAGGGATTACGAGCATGTTTTATGCTCGATGAACCCGACGTTTTCCAAAGTCACATTGACCCGTTGGCTCTTGGAGGTGATAGTGGTTTCCGCAATTATTGGCGGAACTACTTGACCCAACATGCCTTAATGGAGGCCCTCGAGACTTTCCCAAAGCTCTCTGATAATTCTATTTCCAATGCACTTGAGGTGCTTGGTTTTATCAAGGCTTTGGTCGTGGACCACCGAATCGAGATTCCGAAATCCCTCAGCGACGCCTGGCTGTCTTATCGTTATCAATTTACGACGACGAAATTAGACATCGAGGAGGCCGTAAAATTCGTTCGCAGAAATGCGGACCTAGGGGGCCTGGAAAGAGGAATCTCGTGCTATGGTACTTCGACTCATACATTTGAGAACGGTACCACAGTTACTTGCCGATGCGAGTGTTTAGTTCTTCCGCAAATAGTGAATACTGCGGAGCGCTTGCTGCGAACCTTAGACACATATGGTCTAAACCCTGACTTTTATGTCTTATGGGATATGACACCATTTTCATTTATGGTGGATTGGTTCGTACCTGTCGGCGACATGCTTGGTGTTGAGGACGCAAACGCCAAGTTTCTCTCGGGCGAGTTCTATAAGATTGCATGGGTATGTTACTCATTATCTTATACCCGGGAGTTTAAGAATGCGCACGTTAAGTGCTACACTCGATGGAGGGGGTCAGTTCCAAAGAGTATGAACTCATTGTACTGGTTAGAGCCGCCCAGTGCAGGCCAGAAGACGACGGTCTTCAGGATTCTTGATGCGGCATCAATTTTTATTGGGCGATAGCCCGGAAAGGAGTCATCATGAAGCAGTCTACTTTCAGCTTCACGAACACCACTGACGGTTCTCACACCGTCACTCCCCCTGCTCTTGGTCTCACGACCAACTATGCGCTTGCTAACGAGGACGCCAATAACGCTGTTCTCAATAACAAGACCGCACCGATCGACGCGGAAGAAATCGTTACCTTCCGGTCTCGTCCGATCGCTCAGGTTAACACTGACCTGAACATTCAGTATCCCTCCCCGGTCAAATCTGGTATTCAGTATCAGATCCAGATCGAGGACGTGCTGACGACCACTGACTCTGAAGACGCGTCTTTCCGCGTCGACGAGCCCATTGTGGCCCTGTTGACTATCCGGCATCCCAAGTCCGGAAACATCAACAACGATATCATCGGTACTGTGGTGCGCCGCCTTGTCGGATGCATTATGAAGGCTGATGGTACCTGGCGCTTCGACGATCTCATGCGTTCTGCTGAGAGGCCCGTCGTTGACTAATATATCAACTTTATCTGCGTATTAACGCAAGAAAGGAGCCAATCATGGCTAAACTCGATCGATCGCTCATTCAGATCGTATCGGTGGACTCCGTCAAGAAGATCGAAAGTCTTGATGCACCGAAACTCACCTCTAATGTCTCCCGTTTTATGGAAGCGAACCTGCTAGGTTATTATATCCTCATCAATACTTGGATGATGATGATCAGGCAGGTGTCGGAGTATGGGTGGAAATATGTTCTTACCCATCTGCAGTCCTGTGGTCTTATACAGACCATAAGAGAGTTTGACTCAGCAGCCGACGACTTAGTCCATGGTAGGGAAGTTGCCTTTGGAATCGCGCGTACTCTGATGGCAGATATCGAACATACGGTGCCTCTTGTAGGCATACCGTTCGATAACGCGCGCAACATTGTGCACGACCCAATGGCGGCAGCTCTGTCGTTATTCAGGTACCCGAAACGGTTTTCCCCATTGTATGCTGATCTCCTTAAGGAGAGTAGTATTCAGGGGTTCGTTTCGACCCAGAAGAGGATGAAGCTGTGGCAGCGCAGGCCTGCGAGTCCCACTATCATTGAGTGGGTCCGTAGGGAAGCCTCCAGTGTGGTTAACTGGGATAGGCTTTGCGATGAATTGGATGGAGTTCATATCTCCGATATCCAGTTTACCCCCGGCGTTAGCTTCGATACGAGCTCATCACTCGTCTCGAAGCTCCAGTCTATGCTGAAGGAGCACGTAGAATATTTCTACCAGCCCTTCGGTATCCCGGTAGTGGCCTCTCAAGGTGTTGAGGAGCCGCGTTACGACGAGTCCGGGCACGAAATCCATAGTGTCCGACTTGTTGTGGTCCCGAAGAACTATAAGACTGGGAGGGTAATCGCTCCCGAGAATGTGTATCGCCAGGCTCTTGCCAGGCGGTATTTCATGATCGCAGACCGTTACCTTCCGGGCGAGGTCAAACTCCATGACCAAACCCAGAACCAGCTGTTCGCTAAGGCGGGCTCCGAGAGTGGCGATCTCGCTACCCTGGATCTTTCTGCCGCGTCGGACAGTTTGACCCTCACTCTCTTGTGGTCGATACTTCCACAGCGTTTTATGCGCATAATGGATGGTATCCTTCCCACACATTACGTCAACCAAGGTAAGGAGTATTTGCTCCATTCCGCGGCTACGATGGGTAATTCCATGACGTTTTGGCTTGAGAGTGTTGTGTTTCTTTCCGTGGCTAAGGCAGCTGTTAATTATTATAACATGTTTGCCGATAGTGACGAATCGACCATCTCTGTGTATGGCGATGACATCATTGTGCCTACGGATGCAGCTCCCACTGTAATGGAGTGGTTGACCGGTCTAGGGTTCTTGGTTAATGATACCAAGAGTTACTTTGATCGCGATAATCTTTACCGGGAAAGCTGCGGCGAGGAGTACTACAAAGGGATTAATGTCTCTTCTGTGTACTTTCCCAGATTCCCGATTGAGGGAAAGCTGGGTGGATCCCTATCTGATCGTGTGATCAGAGATGGGTTTACAGGTGCGCGCGTCGATACGATGAGCGCCCTGATAGATTTGCAACACAAGATGCATTTCTTATGCATCCCAGCGAGCTTGCTTATAAGCGAGATCGTTCGTGAAGCAAACCCCCGCATGACCTATTCAACACCAGACCTCAATAAGGCCGATCTTTGGTCTTATGAGGATATTCCCGTTAAGGTACCGGCACCGGCTGGTGTCTGGGAGGACGGGAAGTTGAAGAAGGTTGGTAATACCGAGTATATGCGTGACGGGCATATGACCCCGATCACGACATACACGGCTACCGCGGATGAGATCCAGAAACAGGCTGGCAATGCCATGCTGGTTAAGTTGTATAACTACCAGCAGTTCCTGAAGTATGGACCTCGTTATGAGGATTCTTTGAGCGAACTGCTCGGGATATCCTCGCCTCCGATTTCTATTGAGGAGGCATCCATTTCGCCAAAAGTGAAATGGGTTCTGGTCAAGTGATTCTTGACTAGGGTAAGCGCCGATTGCCAGTCGGCCAACCCAGACTAAGTCTGGTCCGTTTTAGAGACGGGGTAAGAGGAGAAAGAATGTAGATAAAACCTACATAAAACCTTCACTAAATTAAGCCGGGG